CTCTGCTGCAACAAGCTGGTCAATGTTGAACCGTGCCTCTGCAATGCGACCTTTCAGATTACGTACCTGATTCACAAAGTACTGCGACTGCTCATCAAGGTCAGCGAAGTCGTACTCCGTTTCATTAATCGTTATCTTGTTTTGTTCTGTCATCATGCTTCTCCTTTTCTTTTGTCCACTCTTTGTATTGCTCAGACTTGCGGGGTGGATTAGCAATCAACCAATCCTTACCCCGCTTCCAAACAAGTTTACTACTCATTGAAATAGTCTGTCAAGATATCCATCCTGTCAGAGTGCATTGCAATCTTATCCAACTCACCCTGTATAGCTTCCATAATATCAGAGTGTTCTCCAATACCTGCTGGATTCTTGAGGTATGTTTCAATGTTCATTACATGCAGATTGATATTTGCCTCTGCATGACTTCTAAGTACTTCTAACATTCTCTCTCTCATTTGTCAACCTCCAAATAACTCTCTTTTGGTGTTCTTGTTCTAAAGAATCCTGTGTGTTCAGGATGCTCCTCCAGAAATTTTCTGGCGTAGTGAGAAATCCAACCATCACTAATTTTAAAGTCAGACTCCTTTTCTCGTATAGCTGTTTCCCATCTCATTCTGTGGAAGATGGCTTTAGCAGAATAATACTCTTTTACTCTAGCCATCTCTTTAGCGAAACCACAAAACATCTCATATATTTCTGGGTGTTTCTGGTGATGCTTCTCAAAGTTTTCTTTTGTCCAAGTTCCATTTAGCATTACCTATCTCCTTTCTGTTTAAACCTATGCTTGAAGAATACAATCAAATTGATTGTGGTGTTGACAGTGATAGCTAGTATCAGCCACCACTGCCACCATGTAGGCATATCCACTCCTTCAATCATGCTGCGTTCAAGTCCACCACTTCACAGGCATCTGCTGTACATGCCAACTCACGTCCACCTGATGTTGTGTCTTCTTTCTCAAACTCCTGCAGCTTTGACCAATCGACACTCTTAGGCATCTGTACTAACATAGCATCATATTCATCTTCTGTACAGTCCTGATACGGTGCTTGCTTGTACGTATGGTCACTGAATGGCAGGAAGCTAATGCCTGACACTTCATCAAAGTGTTTGTACACCCAAGCACCCACGTCCATCCACTCGTTCTCTTTCACAGAGATTGTCACTGACGGTTTGTGTTCACACCAGTAACGCTGGTAGGTAAGCCACAACTCAAGCTGTTCAATAGCCGACAGGATTGTGCGTGTAACCGCCCCACGTGGTGATGCCATTGGGAAGCTGAACACTGTCGTGGACTCAGGCTTCATAACATCTGGCTCTGCTGGGATACCTTCCGACATAAGAAACTGTGTTAGCGGGTCTTTGTTATCACCACGTACAGTCCGAATGTAGTGTGGGTTGTGCCGTGCATGAATACCAGACGCACTGTCTACAAGCTGCGACACTGTGCCACTAGGCTTGACGCATGTGATAGCCGTTGACTGTGAAATACCAAGCTGTTCAGCCATAGCAGCGTTAGTCTCTACTGCCGTATCACGCAATGTCTCCAGTGTCTGACCAATGTTCTTGCCAAGATGCGCTGATGTACCACTGAGCAAGTCATTGTCCATAATGCCTGTCAGTGACACGCCCAGCAAACGCTCTTCCTCTGTGTTTTTCTGCCACACCTTACGCAGATATTTGAAGTCAGTCAGTGTTGACTGGAATGTACCCAAGATTGTAGCCAAGCGTACCTTATCACGCAACGACTGCTGTGTATCACCAGCACGGGCAACTACCTCTGACAGATTGCAGAACTGGTATGGACGTAAGATAATTTCACTGCAGGGATTGCATCCGAAATCATGTTGCGTATCACGTCTGCCATTCTTGGCTGCTTGTGTCTGTGCTGCCGCACGGTTGAAGATACCACGCTCACCTGACTTAGATTCGTACAGAGACACCCACTCACGCATGAATGTACCCATCTCTGGCTTACCCTTGTAGGCTACGCTGTTATTAGCCAGCGCACGTTGGCCTTCATTCTCCCACCACATACCTGACTTGGCATGTGCCATCTGGTCATCGTTCAAGTTAGACAGGCTGATGAGTGCGCTGCGGCGTACACCACCGACAACTACAACCTCTCCAATCTTACACATGATATCGTGACATTCGATTGGAAATAGCTTACGACCTGCTGCGTTCTTGAACTTAGCAATGACAAACTCAAACAGTTCCTCTAGTGGTGCTGGGCCACTGGCACGACCACCAAATGTTTTCAGCCTTGCACCTGCAGGACGTACCTCTGATACATCCCACTTGGGAATCTGACCTGCATACAGCAGAGAGATAAGTTCACGCAGAGACTTTGCCCAACCGGGGCGGCTGTCACCAACTTTGATTACTGTATCTGTATTGTGCATGTCCTCGTTAATAACAGGCAGCTTGTCCACGTTCTCACGCTCCACAGAGAAGCCTACACCCGTGCCACACATGAGGATGTACATAGTCTCATCAAATGCACGTGGGCTGTCTATAGGCACGTAGGAACAGTTGTATGCACCCACGTGGCAGCGGTCTAGTGCTGGGCCAGATGTCATCAAGGCTCTCATACTAGGCATGATGTCTTGGTTCAGTACGGCTTCTTCTAGTTCACCACGCAGTTCATCTGACAGCACGTAATTGCATGTACTGTACAGGTGGTTCTTCATGTAGTCAAAGTAGCGTTCTACTGTTTCAACCCATGTCTCACGGCGTTGTTCATCTTCTTTCCATCGGGCATACCGTGATAGCGCGATGAAGTTTTGGTAGTCTGTTGGTAGATAATTGTTCATATCTGTCACTCCGTTATTGTTCTCATTGTTCTAATGTCGGCACCTTCCACGTCATAAAAGTATTCACGTATGCCATCCTCTATCTCCTCCCCAACCTGCCCATCCGCAGGTACAGGGTATTCCTCCTCGTCAATATCCAATGTGATGAACATTTTAACTCTCACCATTTGCCATTACCTCTTCAATCAGCTTATCCAGATACCACTGGGCCTTCTTCAAATCCTCAAGTGGTTTATCCTTATAGTCAAAACGCCACAGGTACTTGAGGATGTTTCCCTGTAGGTAGTACTTGAAGCCATCGTTAGTAGCTGCAGAGATAGCGTGAATACACTCAATGCCTGTCTGATTGTAGTGTGGTGGACTGTTCACCATGTCCACATTGCCATAGGCTTCCTTGCTGGCTTTCTCCGCTTCTTCCATCATCTGTTTCATGTACTCCTCGTGTCTCATGCATTACCTCCTGTCTTAGTGTTGAAGTTGAGATGAACTACGTTACCGTCATACTCTTTCTCTACGCCCATCTCTTCCTCTAGTTCTACATCAACTTCCATCTCGTTGTCAATAACACTTGTGACATATTCATGCACGACATTACGAATAGCTTCCTCTTGTTCCATGATAGGCACAGTAGCACACATCATCTTACAAAAGTGCATAACTTGACTGTAGTCTTCATCATCCATTGGGTTCTTGGGAAACGCCATGATTGAGATATCAATCTCACCACTCCAATGCCCATCATCATCAGCAAAGGGTCTGACCCGAATAATAAAGTCCTCGTCATTTACATTGTTTATAAGTTCATCTTTGGTCATTTTCTAATTCTCCTTTTAACTGTTGAGTTTGGGTGGCTGATAAAGTTTGGGTGTTTGTCCTTACCTCGCTCTTTCAGCCAATCTTCTGGAATGATGCGGTCATAATATCTAAAGCCATTCTTGACGCACCAATCCCCATATGTTGTCTTTGCTCCTTTGCGTATCTTGCTCTTACTATTCTCAAACACAAACCGAATGTCAAGTTCTGGATGCTGCTTCTTAATCTGTAAGTGTTTACGCCGATCAGCAGCCATGAACCTACCTTTTACCTCGACTATGATACCGTTGTCAAGTATATAGTCAGGAGTATAGGTGCGGTAGGCTAGGTCTTCCCATTCAATTTTGATGGCTTCATATCTAAACGATATTTTATCGGCCTTCAACTTCTCTGCTATGGTTAGTTCTAGCCCACTGCGATACCCATACTTACGTGCGGCTCTCCATGCTTTATGATACAACTACATCTCCAATATAGGCCACCATTGGTGGAATCTTGGCTTTCGACATAACTGATGGTTGTTCCTTTAAGGAATCCCAACAGTCAAATCTGTATGGGCAAAACTTGCAGCCACTGTTTAGTATCGTGTTGCCTGTCTCCTTACCTCTGAACTTTTCGGCTACGGGCTGGAAACACCGTTCAAATTTATTCTCCTTTACTGTGTCTACGGTTTTTTGTATCTTAGCTATTTCTTTATCCAAGTCAAGTCCTGCCGCTGGCACATACTTGAATTGACCATTGGCTTTATTGACTACCCACCAGCCGCCTACATCCTTACCAGATGCCTTAGCATAACCAGCTAGTTGCCCTACATAACCAAAGCCATCTCCATCAGCCAGCGTTTCATATGATTCAAACTTGTTAGTATAGGACCAATTAGATGCTGACTTAACATCATCGACTGCACCATCAACAACAATATCATATGTTCCATTAACGGATGTACCATCCAGTTCAAGTGTGACATGTTCAGGTTCTTCATACTTTACTCCTGCTTCTCTCAACAGACCCTTGAATACTGCCTCAACAATATCGCCAAGCATCATGTTCATTATGAATGTAGTCGGCATCGGCAATGCCGCCTCTGGCTTATTCTTCTCATACCAAAGTTGGCAAGTGGGGCGACCTACGTTTGACATCCGTAGTTTAAAGTCGCCCCGCTTTTTACCGCTGCCGAACTGCTTGTGCAGTGCTTCAGCAATGTCGGAAGAGACTTGTTCAATTGTCTCCTCAGACATCTCTGTTTTGCCTTTGACTGCATCCTCCATATATTGATGGAGTGCAAGTTCAGCACGGTGATGCATTACGCTACCTCTTCATCAATTTCAATGTCAACCATGTCATCGACAACATCAACATCGTCATCTTCCATTTTGGAGTTAGCCTTCTCTGCCCATGCATTGATAATGTAGTTGTTGTAGTTATCAATCCATGACATGAAGTCACCGAACAATGCCTGATCCTGTTCAGTCAACTCAATGGTATTTGAGACATCCAGCGATGCCACAGGCACAAAGTAAGAGGCACCTGTTGGAATCTTACGCTCACTGGTGTTAGCAGTGATTATGTGCTGAATGGGCAAGCGTTGCATCTTTGCCAAAGTAGTGAAGCTGGAACCGATTTCCTTAAAGGCATCACGGTTATCAATCTCCCAGATGAACGGGGTAGGTGCTACTTCAACAGGCTCACCATTCTCATTCGTTGGGTTAATCAACTCCACCTCACCAAAGACAACACGTACACGCTTGATCTGCTTGAGCAGGTCTTGCTGTGACTGCGGGAGTGCTTTGAAGTCTTTGATGTATCCTGCGGGTTTACCACAGTTGAAACCACCGTCATTGTCCTTGAGGTCAATGTCCAGTGTGTCAGCCATCACGCTCTTCACGTAACGATTAGGGTTCTTTGCATCACCCTGCACGAAACGCTTGTGCATGAAGCGTTGCATGAAAGGACGCATCTTGATAGCGGTAGCGTAATGTGTAGGTCCGTCAGGAATCTCTAGCTTATATGCGCCACCTTCTACCACTTCTACGTTCACCTTCTTGCCGTTAACTTCAGCCGTACCCATAATGGGTGAGTGGCTAATGCGTAGACGTGCAAGTGAACTAGAAGAAGATGAAGTCTTCTCATGTGCTATGCCCATAGCTTTCGCCATAGCGGCATAGTTGTTCGTATCTACTGTTGTCAATTGTGTCATACATTTCTCCTTTCTTCAGAGTTTAGAACCGTAGTTATATCACGCTACGTCTTTAGTGTCAAGCCAATTTGATCCTATTTTTGACTCAAGTAAGAGAGGAACATTGAAGTCAATGCCCCATCTCAATGTAATCAAATTAGGCAGTTCTTTGTTAGTCAAGTCAATTATATCTAGCACCTTCCTTTCTTCATCTGGGTGTACATCTATGACAATAGAATCATGTACTGTGTTTACTACACACGACTGCATGTTGTCAAGCAGTTTATCAATATGTAATAGGGCAATTGGTACAATATCAGCCGTGGCAAAAGACTGTACCGGGTAGTTTTTTATCTGTGTAAAGTATGACACACGGCCATTTGCTTTACGTACAACATCAGGGAACGAGAACTCACGTCCAGATGGGGTTACTATTTTCTGTGTTGTGATAGCTTCCGTAGCCAACTTGGAATGCCAAGTGGCAACCCCCGTGTACTTGTCGTTGAAGTGTTCGTAGTAGGCTGCTTCTGCTGCCGTCCTTCCGAACCCAGTGGCCCCGTAGAGTGGCGCAAATGTATGCGCTTTTGCATCCTGTCTACTCGTAGGCTGACCAGCATTGGTAATAACTTCAGCGGTGTATGCATGTACATCAAATCCAGTAGAAACTTCTTCAATTGCAACTCCATCCTGTGATAAGTATGCGGCAGCACGAAACTCTAGCTGTGCAAAGTCAGCCTCAAGTATCTTACCACCATCCCATCGTGACACAAATACCTTCTTTACAGGAAACGTGCCGCCACGTGGCATGTTCTGCATGTTTGGATTAGCACCAGACAGTCTTCCTGTCGCAGTGCGATGTTGTAGTAGGCTGACATGCAGCATACCATCTTGCTTGGTGTAGTTCTTAATGCCATCAACAAACGATGACAGGTATGTATCTACAGCACTAAGCCGCTTAACCTTTGCCAAGAACTCAACTGCATCGTCCATACCTTTTGACTTAGCACCTGCCTCAAGCAATTGCAAGTTGTTCTTGCTAGTTGAGAAGCCATTAGCTGACGCCCACTTAGCAGAAGGCGGCTTAAACTTAAAGCCAGCTAGTGTATCTGTTGGTACAAATAGATAGCCTTCTGTATGGCACTCAGGACATCGACTAGGCTTGGCGAATGGTTCACCGTTCTTTTTTACCTTACGTATGTAGCCACTACCATTACAGTGACTACACTGCACTGCGTTTGTTCTGTACAGGCGTTGGGTTCGGGTGGCTATCAGTTGTCTGAACTCTGTGTCGTCCATGTATGGATCAATCAATGTAGCCCAATCATTCTTATCAATGACCTTGCGACCATATATAACCCAAGACAGTTGCTCTGGGCTGTTAAGATTAATTGGCGTATCACCCATAACCTTACGAACATGAACTTGTAAGTCGTCAATTAATTGACTCTTCTCCTGTTCAAATTCTTGACGCACCTCCTCAAGTACTTCCATGTCAACCTTGAAGCCACGCTGATAAATACGTGCCAGAGTTACACATACCTGATTGGTCAGTGTGACTGTATCCATCAGGCTAGAACTGTCTGTCATTAGCTTTCGCATCAGCTTGTCAGATAACTCTTGTGTAGCATGTAGATCATGTGACAGATATGATGCAAGCAAATCATGTGGTATGTCACGTGTGCTGTATCCCTTTGCAAAGTACTCCTTGAGTGTGTCTTGCTTACGTGTGTCAAGCAAGTACCTGTCTGCACATGCCTCAAGAGACAGTGGTTCCTTTTGTCCACGCTGCAGAACGTACTCGCCAAGCATCGTGTCAAAGACAGGGCCATCATATTTGAAGCCGGACTCCCAAAGCCAAAGCAAATCATATGCTGCATTGTGCGCGATGAGGATAGTAGTTTTGTCTAGCCATTCTTGTACAACAGTATGACCAAAGTCATCAGCTTCTACCTCGCTATGGTCAAAAGTAACGATACGCTCAACACCTTGGTCACTCAGCATACCCACCATAGTCAGCGAGTTTTCTGGTTCAAACGGGTCAAGGTGTAGCTTACCGTTACGCTTTGTTGTTGTGTTCTCTACGTCTAGTGTTAGTTTCATGCTGTATACCTCGCTGTTTGATATTCTAGCTGGCAGTGTACACTACCATGCCATCCTGTCAACTTGTTTTTGACGATGTTGAGATGACGCTCAATATCTTCCTCGTCTTGCCCCTGCACAGGCGGGTTCTTTGCAATCAGAATCATAAGGTCAGCCTCTGCTGCCTTACCTGTGCGACTACCTTCCATCATGCTTTGGTTCAGCACAATCTTTCCTTCTGCCTCTGCTGATAGCTGTGACATATAAAACACAGCACACTCATGCTGCTTGGCGATCATACGGGCGTGAATAGCATTGGCCTTGAGAGCCTCGTCAGCCCTTGCAAAGCCACCTGTCTTGGCAAACTTGTCACCCATGTCCAGAAGCACCAGATCAGGCTTGTACGCCTTGCAAATGCTCTCTACCCACGCCATGTCACGGCCTGTGGCATCCTTGATCTTGATACGCTCCTTGACAGGTCCATATAAGTCACGTGCTTTAGATGGATTTTCCTTTATCTCACGCATTGTCATGCCTGTAGCAGCGGTCAGGTATCTGGCACCTACACGGTGATAGCCTTCCTCGTTACAAAGGATGATGCAGTTAGCACCCTGATGGGCAAAGCCACCGGGAGATGCAATCAGTGAGGCGTGGAAGGATGTCTTGCCAGTATTAGGCCGTGCGCCAATCTCAATCAGGTGACCAGCGTTCACCCCTTCAACCTTACGCACCAAACTAGGTATGTTGAATGTCCACCGTGCTTCAAGGTCATTACGAGCAAGCAGAGTTTCAATGTCGATATCATCCCACTCCACCTTGAGATTAGGTGTAAAGTCGTCACCGTACTGTTCAAGCATCTGTCGCAATGGTTCAAGACTAGACTTGTCACCGTTGACATAATCAAAGCCCAGATTAGCAATGTCTTCACCGATAACCTGTTGAAATAGCTTGGATAACACCTCTTGTGCCACGTCACTGCCCATAGGCTGCTCACGTTTGATGCTACTGAACAGGGATGAAAACCCCTGTTTCTGTGCGGTTGTCAGCGTTGGGTTGTTTGCCATGAACAACGCCTCAATCTCGTCTGGTGTTACATTCCGCTCATAACGATCCATAGCAGTATCAATAGACTGCTTGATCTTCCTTACATCCTTACTGAACAGGCGGTCAGGGCAACGTGCGCCTCTGTGTTCATCATAGAACTCCTTATTCATCAGGCTTCGTATCAGTGATAATTCCATATGGCTATTCTCCTATCTGTCTGTGGAGAGCATCTAGCTTCTCCATGTCTGTCGGGTTTCTGTACTTTATATCATCCACCAACTTCAATACACGAACATCCGAAACGTGTCCACGTAATTCCTTTGCCATTTGCAAAGTCTTCTTTAGCGCATCGGGGTCTAATGCTATAATGGCTGTTGAGAACTGTGCAAGATACCTTCTATGCGAATCTTGGAGAGATGTACCAAGAAGCGCAACCCCGACAAAGGAACCATAACCAACAATGGCTGCACTCACACAGTCCTCAACAACTACGGCGACTTTACCACAACCATACGTGTATGGCAAGCCACTATTTCCATATCGTTTCCATTTAGGTATTCGTTTACCTAATGTGCGACCAGTAGCATCGACCATAACACCATCGTGAATCACGGGAAACACAACGCGATCCTCTTTGACATCATACATGAGGCCCAGCTTGTCAGCATCCAAGCCCCACCTACTACACCACCTGTCCATATACACACCACCACTACGCTGCACTACATACTGAGGCATTTCAAAGGTAGGTGAAGCAAATTCTGCAGCACCCTTGAAGCCAGCCTGTATGTCCTCAACAGATAGACGAACACGTGTACTGCCACTGACAGTGCAACTGACTTTGTAGCAATTCCAAAGGATGCTGCCCATGCTGTTGGTGATACTAAAGGTTTTAATACCCTTACAGGCAGGACAATCCATACGCTTAGTCTCACCATTAGCAACATCGTAGTCATCTGGGTTTATCATATATGTGTCCTTTCATATACAGTTATATGTTATTATAGTTATATATTATATTAGTTCCCTGCGGCAGTTGAATGCTTATATCACGTACCTTTCCGTGCTGTCAATGCTAAATTTGCACTTGTGTACGTATTTTTTAGATACGGCTTGACCGACTGTGGGTTAGCATGTCCTGTAACCGACATGATTTGTCCAATACCGACATCTGCATCCACCATCTCTGTCACCCCTGTGCGCCGTAGGTCAGACAGACGCAAGTCAGGTGACAATCCCGCTGCATCCATCAGCTTACGGGCATGTAGAGGCAGTTTATACAGCGTATATGGCACATATTCACCCTGTCTAGGCGTAGGGCGGGGTGCCACGTACTGTTGGAAGCCAAAGTCCTGCTCCTGATGCACTAGCATGTCGTATAGGTCATCATCAATAGGCAATTCAACCTGTGCATTACGCTTGGATTGCAAGATAGTGACACGCCTCTTATCAAAGTCGATGACATCCCATGTGAGAAGCCTCATGTCACCTACGCGCTGGCACCATTCATATGCCATGTGAGCAATCAAACCGATGTTACGGGTGCTAAAATCGCTGTAGGCGGCTTCTAGCAGCTTGTGTACATCCTCCCTACGCCAGACTACCTTACGCCTGTCTGTGGGCCTCTTACGCACCGCTGTGAAGGGATTCATCATACAGAACTCCATTCTTAGGGCATGGTTGAGTAGTAAACGGGATATAGCCAACACTCCATTGGCTGTACCCACACTGTTGCTGCACCACTGGTCATATGCCAGCTTGCATTGTTTGGTTGTCATATTTTTGACGTTGACTTTACCAAGAACGTCATCCCCCACTCGCGTGGAGCAGAGGATGTCGAGAAGATACTTGTATCGTTTCTGAGTACCTTCCCGTAAGTTCTTGTATTCATAGGAATTTAGGTAGTCAACGACCACTTTGTTTAGTTTCATTTACTTTTCCTTTTTGTTTGCTTTTCATCATATTCTCCTAAACTTATTTGTCTTTTCATTTAGTTCCTCAAATATTGAGGAAGCAATACCTAAACCTACAGGGTTTACTTTACTTTGCACCTTATCTAAAAGGGCATTGATAGCAAGGTTATAGTCGGGGGCTTGCACTTTACAGCGCAAGTACCCTTCCATACCACTCAATGTAAATGTTATACGAAAAGTTTTCATGCCGCTACCATAGCTGACTTGAACACAGGGCTATCAACCCACTGTGCTACCTCAACCTCACGCAAGAACAGTGATTTGGCTTGTGTATCACCGCCTGTGTTGCGTTGCTTGAAGCCGTTACGCTCGTCAGCATAGGTTGCATAGTTGGTGAAGGCAGAGTACAGCGACCACAGGTTACGACCCCGTGTGGCTACCTCTTGGTTGTATAAGATATTCATCTTCTCTGCCTTACGCTCTGACTTCATCAGCTTTTCCAACATACTCTTCACGTCAACATGAGCAAGGCTGGTATTAGCCCACCGCTGCATCTGTTCTGTCTGTGCAGTGAAGTCCTGCTGTGACTTTTCCAGTTCAGAGATAAAACTGTCGAGGCTGAAGTTGCTGGTGTTCTTACGCAGCACCTTGTCATGGCGTCCACGAATCTGCCCATTGAGACAGAAGAAGTCGATTGCACCAAAGATTGTTACGTTGGAACATGTACCGTTTACCCCATGCAGGGCGATGATACGTTGTGCTACAGTAGTCTCGTGCTTATCAGTGATAATCTTGGCATTCACGTTGGGCAGTGTCATGTCCATCATGGCCCAGCCATTCTTGTGGGCATCACGCCACTTTATCTCAGCACCAGCCATGTCGTACTCCGACAGGCTTTCTGTAGCGGTGGTCATTACGTCACGAAAGAAGTCACCATGTGAGGCACAGGTAAAGCCGTTACCAACAATTCCAATGTACTCATCTGTGGTGGCATTGATGACGTATTTCTTGTCGTCAACTTTGGTTGGCTCAAACCGAACATCAAAGTCGAGATTCTCAGGGATATATTCAAGCATAGGTATTCTCCTTTCCTATCGTTAAGGTATGTCGTGTTATATCACTAGCTAGACGCAATGTCAACAGCCAACAGTATAACAAAAATAAATAGTCCTAGTATTATGTCCATATATTACTCCTCTACATCTTCATCCCACTGATAATCTGCATACCAGCTTGTGCCAAAATCTTTGTTACTTGGCTGGGCCAAACCGAAATGCCTAGCAAGAAAATCATCAGCACCATCTAGTTCACGGATGGTATCGTAATCAATACATGCCTTATCAGATGTAGTTATGTTTAAGTCTTTGATAGCATTGACTATGTTACGCATACGTTCAATCTCGTGGCCTTCTAGTTCTATCTTACACTTTTTACTTTTCATATCACTTCTCCTCTACAAGTTTGGTTAGCAGTTCCTCAATCCTACCCATGAGGACATTGATTGCAGTCGCAATATGTCCTGTGTCGGTAGGTTGCATCTGTGCTTCCAGTTGTCTCACCTCTTCAATCAAGGCAAGAATGTGTTGTTTATATGCTTGTCTGTTCATTTTTTAAGTCTCCTCTTATGTCATGTGCCTTATCCTCTAGCAGATAGGCAATCTCATTCGCATAGGCATCGTATAGTGTACCATCCCTAAAACAATTAGCCCAATGTTCTAATGCATCAGCATACTCTTCCATTGTCATCCTCCTCTAA